CCTTGACCAGCCCGCCGTTACCAACATTAAGCGTGTCTGTGCTTGCGTCACCGAGTATGGTATTGCCAGTAGTAGTTAGGTTTACGATGGTCTCTGTACCTGTGTTGGTAAGACCCGGAGTGGTGATTCCCGTGGTGCCGTTGAGTTCGATTGCCATATTAAACTCCTACTTTCGCTACCTGTTCTTGATAAGCTGTTACTACATCTGTTGTCCAAGCTACGTTAGCAATTGCCACTACGTTAGCTGGTACGTCTGTTAAGTCACTCGCTGGTACTAGAGAGCTACGGTGATAGGTTTGTGCTATCTGCTCACCATCTTTTAAAATACGAGTAGCCTCACGGTAGAGGATAGTGCCGTTCTCTGTAACTGTGATTTGGTCAATTACTTTAGTTTCTGTTAATGCCATTTGTGTTTCTCCTTTGTGTCCGACTACACTAATATGGTGTAGTTATGAAATGTACGTACCGCCACAAAATACTTGTTTTCCTGAAAGATTAGAGTTTAATAGCGAAGCTGTTGCAATAGTATAAAAATAAACAATAGTCCCACTATTGACTGGTAAACAATAAAATGCTGACCCATAGGTACTTGCAGTAATTGCAGACCCAGCCCTAGCATTTTCTGAATCTTGAACAGCATAAGGTAAACCTGTCATGCGTGCATGAGCGGTATTAGAAGTTGTTGGAAATATAACATATGCTTGCCATTGAACTACTCTGCCAATTTTTGTATATGTACCAACGGCTGTTGCATAAGTTATATCGGGGCTTGCTGGTGTCCAAGTACCTTCCTCATAATCATCTAGCGTATTAGCATTTGTACTGGCTGATTGCGTAGCAGGGAATGTGATGCCTGCGCCTGAAGCTGATGGCGTAGCTGCGCCAACACCGATGGTTGTCGTAAAGCTAGGTGTGGTAGCACCGACTAATGTTGTGGTAGCACTTGGTAACGTGATGGTTGCCGTGACTGCGTCTGTGGCTTGTACTGTCGTACTTCCGCTTGTTGCACCTGCGATGACTAATGGCATTTAGATTACTCCTCTTATTACATTACGAGCTTCAGCCCTTAATGCACGAACATCTGTTGTGTCTTTGTCGTAGTCTGCTGTCATCATAAAATCTGTTGATGCTAGGTAGGCTAGTGCCTCTTGACGCTTGGCTTCTGCTTCTTGTTCTGCTTGAACTAATGCTAGGTCGTAGTCAACAATGTTTTCATCTTTGTCATAAGCAACATCGTTCGTAACAACAGTTACATTAGGGTATAGTGCAAAAATTGCATCATATTTCATTATCATGCTGCTATCTCCATAAGAGTAATTGTAACGGTCTGATTGCCATCACCACCAAAATACCCTGTAGCTCCATTATTAGTACGAAGGTATACTGTGTATGCTGTAGATGAAGTTGTTGCAGGGGAATCTAAATAACTTATCGCAACTGGTTGCCAAACAGCGCCAAAACCTAATAAAGCCATTCCGTTTGCGCCAGCTAAGTTAGTAGAGTTTCTATACAATGTGGCATAGGCTGCATATCCTATCCCATATACATTAAACATAGCTGTAACTAGAATTTTACTTGTAGCCGATGTAGGAGTAATGCTTGCTGTTAATGCTGTAGCAACAAAAGATGTACTATTAAAGCCACTATAAATTGATGAATTTGCTGTTTGAACCACTTGCAACACACTCCCAGTAGGCAAAGAACCTTTGCTCAATCCAGTTACCGCTACACCTGATGATGTAACAGCAATCTTAGTAGAGCCACCGCTTTGTATGTTTAAGATACCAGTATTATCTGCTGTGGTAATTACACCACCTACACCAGCAGTTGAGGCATTTATCGTTGAAGCCATATTATTTCCTTTATAAAACTACCCATCTTGAGCCACTAGGAACTGTAACTGTAGCACCACTTGCAACAGTCATTGGTCCTGTGGACATTGCACTATTACCAGCAGCTATAGCATAGTTAGCAGAAATTGTATTACTATGTTCGTATAACCCTTTAGTTGTGACATTAGGGTCTACATTAAGAGTTGCCCAAGAAGCTGTAGTAGCATCAGTAGTTAAATATTTACCTGCATTACCTGTTTGAGAAGGTAGTGCATCTACTGTTCCCCAAGAGGTAGCCGTACCATTAGTAGTAAGGAATTTACCTGAGTTACCTGTTTGACTGGGTGTGAAGCTTGCAGCCGTTGTAGCTGAATTGGCTGCGTTTGTAGCTGAAGTGGAAGCACTTGAAGCAGACGATGTAGCATTAGTTTCAGAGGTAGCAGCAGCACTTGCACTAGAACTAGCATTAGTGGCTTGTGTTGTAGCTGTAGCAGCAGATGTTGAGGCACTTGAAGCGGATGATGCTGCATTAGTGGCTTGTGTTGTGGCTGTAGAAGCTGACGCTGCTGCGTTAGTTGCTTGAGTGGATGCTGTAGAAGCTGACCCACTAGCTGCTGTAGCACTTGATGCCGCATTGGTTGCACTTGTAGAAGCCGCTGATGCTGAACTAGCTGCATTAGTTGCTGACGTAGAAGCATTACTTGCTTGTGTTGATGCAGTAGTGGCTGAACCTGAAGCTGCTGTGGCACTTGTGCTTGCATTAGATGCTTGAGTTGCCGCAGAGGTAGCCGAATCACTAGCTGCCGTAGCTGATGTAGCAGCATTAGTTGCCTGAGTGGTTGCTAAACCAGCTTGTGTGGTAGCTGTTGTTGCTTGAGTTGTTGCAGTAGTAGCACTAGAAGAAGCATTAGTAGCCTGAGTGGTAGCAGTAGAAGCTGAGGCAGCAGCATTGGTAGCACTTGTAGAGGCTTCAGATGCTTTAGTTGTAGCTGTTGCAGCACTAGCAGCCGCATTAGTTGCTGAAGTAGCAGCAGTAGTTACACTACCTGAAGCAGAAGTAGCTGAACCACTAGCAGCAGTAGCACTAGCTGCTGACGCTATGGCACTATTCTGAGAATCTAGAGCAGCAGCAATAGCAATAGCAGAGGTATTGGAGGTATCTGCTGTTGCATCCCCACTACCACCTTCACCACGATAGATTGCCATAATTATTCCTTAGTTTGAGATTTTACTACTACTGTTTTTTCTTTTACTAAACTTTCAGTTTTAACTACTTTTGGTTCTACAAACTCATATTGAGGATGTCTAAGCATTTCTTTAATATCATGTGCGTGTTCAAAAGTAACAATAGTACCTGAAAGTAAACATTTGAATTGAGCCATATATTTTCCTATTTTTCTTGATGTTTTATAATATAATTTCTTAAAGAAGTTATTATATTTAAATCATCATATAATAACCCTAAAGATGTATTACAATTAGCACATAATAACTCTCTATTTTTTCCAGTTTTATGGCAATGGTCTACAGCTAATTGTTTTTTATTTGGAGGAGTTTTACAAATTGCACAAACTCCATTTTGTTCTTGTAACTTTAAATTATATTCCTCTAAAGTTAAATTATAATTCTTTTTTAATGCCCATTTTTTATAGGTATTTTTTAAATTAGTACCTTGTGTTTTTCGCCAAGATTTTACCCTTTGTTTTTCTTTTTCAGGGTTATCTTTATATCTAGTATCTGCTTTTGATTCACAATTTTTACAATTACTTTTTTTGTTATTTATCTTTTTTAAGTCTTTTCTAAAAAATTCTTCAGATTTTATTTCTAAACATTTAGTGCATTGTATCATTATTAGTTTCCTTGAGAGAAGAATTAGGGGATTCTGCCACACTTCCCCTAAGAGTGTTCTCAACTATTTCTAGTCGGCATATCTAACCAATCATCATGCAGGCACTGCTAAAGCAAAGCAAGAACCATCACGCAACTCTTTTACACCGTACAATGTATCAGCAGTGTATAGAGTACCTAAGTATTCTTGTTTGTATTGAGTTTGTGAACGAACACCTTGTTGTTCAACCAACACAGCAGCATCTTTGTGACCTAGTAATGCAATACGAGCAGCACCAGTAGCAGTATCACAGTTAGATGATACAAATACAGGGATACCATACAAATTACCAATTTCACCGTTGCGGATTGTGTTGTTAGCACCTGATTCACCAACAAATGCTTGCTCAGTGTAACGGTCTAAACCCATCAATGTGTTGCGAGATGAAGGTGGAACGATGAAGAAACGACCATCCATAGGAACATCGTTATCATCAAGACGTTGAATTGTACGACGGATAGCAGCATCAGTTAATGCAGAAGCATTAGGTGTACCTGAGTTGTATGCAGTTGTACCGTCACCACCGATGTAAGCACCACCGTAAGTAGCAGCACCGTTACCACCGTTGAAGCCACGACCTAATTGAATAAGAGATGTATCTACTTGTTTAGATAGAGCATAACCAGCATCTTCAGTGTAGAAGCGACGTAGTGAAGTTAAAGCTTGTGCTTCGACGATATCCTCAATCAAACGTGAGTACTCGTAGTGTTTGTCAATAGTTACAACTACATCGCCTTCAGTTGCGGCTTGTAATTCAACTTGTGTGTTAGCTGCTTTTAAAGAAGCTGTACCACGGGTTGGTGAAGGGATATGAACTGTATCACCTTTTTTACCAACGAATGACATTTTTTTAAATAAGTTTGCAAGAACTAGGTTCTTTTTGTAAGCGGCAACAATCTCATCACTCCAAATCTCAGGAATAAAGGTTGCAGCAGTTGTGGTTGTTACTTGATTTGAGCCTAAAGCCATTTTGTAAATCCTTTTCTATATTGTTTAAATTAAATTACTCGACCTTCACGATAGGCTTGCATAATTTCTTGTGAGCGAGCTTCATACGTTTCAGGGTCAGTTTGCATAAGTTTAATAATATCGCTTCGACGATATTTCTTTTTTGAAACAGATTCTTGGGCATTTCCATTACCAACATCAGCCGCTTTGAGTTGTAAGTCACGGTCTAGTTTGGCAGTTTCTGTTACCTTAGTGTTGATAGATTGTCGTTCATTCCAAGTAGACAAGAGTTCTTGAGCCGCATCATAATCGAAATTACTATCTGCTCGGTTGTATAACTCTGTTCTAACTTTAGATGCCTTAATCCATTCAGCAAACGCAGGGGCTGTAACAACCTCTACATAATTAGGGAAATCCTTAGAAAGCTTATCTTGAATTGCCGCTTGTTTCATGGCAATAGATGCTTGCTGGGCTTCCTTAATAGCTGGATGATTTTCGATTGCTTTATTTACAGCACTCTTAGGCTCAATGAAGAAGTCCTCATCACTATTAGTTTCTATCTCTTGTGTCTTTAAGTTATTAGCTGTTTGCGTCTTAATAAAGTCATCTACCACTTTACGCAGGTCGCCTACCTCACCGCCTTGCTTGCCAATAAACCTTTCAGCCTCTTGGTGCATTGCAATGATGTCTTTAACGGACTTGTTGCGGTACTTCTCAGGTAAATCGTCTTCAACAGGTTGTTCGACTTGCGCCTCTATGGGTGCATCAATTTCGTCTAATGAACTTGTTTCAATCGTACTTTCTAAAACGTCATCTAAAACTTTTGCCATAATATTTCTCCTGTGCATTAAGCATTATAGGAAAGGAACTAATCTATTGGCTAGACTAATCTCTTTTTGCAGGTAG